TGGGTGCTAAGAGTGATTAGATTGTTAAGGGATGTCGCTCCGGTGCCGCCCTGGTCAACGGCTACCGTTGTGCCTTCCCAAGTGCCTGTTGCGATAGTGCCTACCGCAGTTATCTGAGTCTGTGAAGCATCTACACTGAGGCTATGCGCTATTCCTTCTCCGCTCGTTGCGCCTGATGATGTGATGCCTGTGCCGCCCGTAATGGTTGCGGCGTAGTTGCCAGTCGTATGAGTGCCGAGGGTAATCAGATTGTTGAGGGTTGTGGCCCCAGTTCCACCTTGAGCCACTGCCACCGTTGTGCCTTCCCAGACTCCAGAGGTTACGGTGCCAATCGTCGTGCTTGTGCCGCTGACTGTCAGGTCGGCGAATGTGACGCTCGCAGTCGTCGCAAGGTTTTGGTCAATCGTCGCCGTCTCGGAGATGGTGAACGTCTTGCCAGACCCGCCGAAGGTGATGGTGTTGGAGTTGCCCGAAGGGTCGATGCTCAGAACTCCCGCCGTGCTGGGAGCCTTGAGTTCCCACCCTGCGCGGTCTGCGGCGGTCTTGAAATAGCCCGTCGCAGAGCTGTCCTCTTCGACCTCGATTCCGACGCCCGTTCCGCTGGAAGCAGAACCGCCGTCGTTCAACGTGATTAGCTTGTCAGCTATCAGAGTGTTGGTCGTGCTGACGGTGGTGGTTGTGCCGGAAACTGTCAGGCTTCCTGGGATGCTGACCGTTGTGCCGGATGCCCCAACCGTCAGAGTGTTAGAGCCAACGGTGTCGAAGATGGTCTTGTTCCCCACCGTCATATCCAGGTCGGTGAGCGCAGTGAGCGCACCGCCGTTGATGGTGGGTGACGTCAGGGTCTTGTTTGTAAGGGTCTCAGAGCCTGTTAGAGAGACGATTCCGGCCTCGGCGTATGTTCTATCAACCCATGCGCTCCCGCTGTACTGGAGGACGTCGTTGGCGGCTGGGCCGGATATGGTGGTGTCGTTCAGTTCGGCAATCGTGTCCTCGGTGGCAATCTGGGCATCCACATAGGCCTTGATGCTTTGCTGGGTCGCAGGCTGAGTTGCCGAGTTGCTCGACATGTCATCCTGGTCAAGGAGAACAATATCAATCCACTTGCTCGCCGTCGAGGAGTATTGGAGCAAGTCGAGGTTGGTGTTGGCGGCAATCGTGACGTCAGACAGATTGCCCAGCGATGTCGGGCTGGCGACGTATTGAAGATTGGCCCCACGGAACGAATGGTTTCTCATTGGCTATACCTTCTGGGCGTAGAAGTCGGCCTTGTCGCCATTGGTTCCGACATCCACCCAAATATCATAGAGGTCGAGGAAGTTCTGGTCAGTTTCGAGTGTTACGCTCTCGCCACCGTCCAACCCTGTGGACGTCGAAGAAGCAACGTCAGAACCGCCAATAAATAACTGCCCTGAGTTTGCTTTTTGGGCATAGATGAGAACCCGCCTAGCCCTGAGAGACGAAGCGTGGAGCCTGACCGCTGTCCCAGCCGTTGAGACCGTCTGGGAACCCATTGCATGAGTTGGTGTATGAGAAGTCGCCATCGTCTATCCTCCAGCACTGCCACAACCAGGGATTCAGGAGTTGTCGGCTACGAAGTCCACCTTGTCCCCGTTCGTTGCGGCGTCTGCATACCAGTTTTGTAGTTTCTCGTAACCCTCGAAAAGCACCGTGAACGCATCGCCTGGGGAGACAGCCACTCCGAGCGTCGAGGATACATCGCTATAACCGACGTATACGGCGCCAGTGTTATCGGCCCGCGCCCGCCACATGATGCCGCGCACGTTGCCGGATGTGGTGTTCTGAACTCGCGTTCCTGCCGAGGAGACCGTGATTGTTCCGATGACAGCCATTAGGATACCGCCCTGTTCTCGGATTGCTTGTCAGCCATCGAACGGTTCTTGGTCTTGCGAGCCATTCGGAATTTGTCAGGCATGGCCTCGGTCATCCGCTTGGCTACGCCAGCGGACACTTCGACCACTTCGCCTGCCGGGATAGTGATGCCCGCATAACCGAGGTCGTCCGTGGTGATGTTTCTAACTTTTGCCATTATTAACTCCAGAGAAGCGGGACGCCCTGGGACTCTACTCAGGACGCCCCGCCATCGCTACCTAGTCTCTGGTCTAGGCAACGCCAGTTATGTCGTATTGCAGAGCCGTGTGAGTCTGGCTCGACAGAGTGCCGCGCTGAGTCAGAGCGTGACGGAAGGAAATGGTGACGATGTTGGAGCGTTTCTGGGTGTCCCTAAAAACGTCAACCGCCATGTCTCGCCGGAAGCCCTGATACCACTGGGACTTGTTCGTTAGCAGAACGGTTCCCGTGTCGGTGCCGTTGCCCGCGCTGGTGACCTTGCCGTCTGTGTCGGCGAGGCGCATCTGCTCGGACGCTATGACGGGGATGCCGCTGATGGCTCCAAGCTGGCCTGTGAGAATGGTCGCGTTCGGCCCCAGCTTGTCCATCGTTCGGAAGTTAGTGATTCCCTGCGAGCGGATGAATGTGTTCACGTCCATAATCCAGACGCACTCGGACGGGCGGGTTCCGTACTTGCCCAGCTTCGCCCGAATCTCGTTATACATATCATCCGAAACCGCCGCGTTGTGGTTGTTCGCCTGGCTGGTGTTGTCCACCAGTGCGGCGTGTCGAAGGCCGTCGTAACCGATGAGCCACTGGGCCTTGTTCGCTGTCGAGGTCGCAATGGTCGCGCCGTCCGCGTTGATGTTATTGGCGGCGGTGGTGTCGGCGTTGAGAATCATGTCATCGAGAACTTCTGCCGCGTTGCGCACCAGCCCAGACCTAATCTCAGGAAGGACGGCGATGATGCTGTCCTCTTCGATGCTGAACGAGAAGCTGACCTGACTGACCAACTCGTAAGCGGTCAGGGTCTTCTTCGCCGTCGCCGGAGTGGACTCGGTGGCGGTGGTGTTCTCTGTCCCTGGATACCAGCTGGTGTCGCCCAGCTGAGTCGGGATATCGAAGGGGTTCGACGGCATCGCTATGGTCGGAATCTGTGGGGCCACCTGGGTCTGGAGGTTTATGTCCATCCAGAGGGCCGAGGCCTCAAGCGTCGGAACCAACTCATCGCCAGTTGCCGAGCCTGTGGCAGTCAATGCGCGGCTGGTCGAGTCGATGGCTCGGCTGTGCGCCCGAAGCATGGACTTGGCATACGGGTGGCGTTCGAATCGCTTCTCTGCGGCCCTGAGAGCCGCTGGGGTGGAGTCACCCGCCGACTCGATAAGCTGTCGGGTCGCATCGCCCACGCGGTCAGCCCACTGTCGGTTTGCGCCTTCGGCGATGCCCCTCATAAGAGCGAGGTCAATGGCGTCCATCCCGGCATAGGGGCCGTCGGTTACCCGGTGGTCCTCGTCATGCGTAGAGGCTCGGAGTTGCGCCCGCTTTGCTTCGCGCTGGGCCTCTTGAACATCAGCCAGACCGTCCTTCAGCTTGTCCATTTCTGCCGACTGAAGGTCAACCTGTTCGGTGACCGGGTTAAACCTGTCACTCACGAACTGATTGATGTCAGCAAGTTCTTGTCCGATTTTATCCATAGCACTCATTTGTCACCTCTCAGGTTGAGTTTGATTGTTTGCGCCCTAACTAACAGTTCCACAATTTGGGCTTGTATCCGCTCTTCTTCTTCGGCTACTTCGTCGTCAACGATGGCCTCGTCCGGCAACTCGACCTCCGGCTCTGCGACCAAACGTATCGCCTCGTCCACAATGCCTCGGAGCGAGCAACTGCCCTCGCCCTGCCAGCACGGCGCCGAAGTGGCTTCGTCATCTCGCCGTTCGATGACTTCCGGCTCTAATACTTCTTCTTTTTCTTCTTTTTCTTCGGCAATTTCGCCCTCCCGAACTAAGGTATTCATAAGCCTTGAATGAGCATTCCGTACCGCATCGGGGTCAGAAGGCACCGACACAATTGACCACTCCAGAAGGTCGGAGCGGATATCTCGCTGGTTGCCCGTCTCGGTTTCCTCGCTCTCCAGTGGGAGCCAGCTAACCGACGCGGCATTCAGGAAGCCCTTGTCCCAGGCGTTCCGCACACGTTCTGCGAACGGGTCGCCCTCAAGGAACTCAAAATCCACTTCGAGTTTCCCGCTGTCGTTGGTCATGCGGTTGGTGCGGCCTATGGGCAGGCCGCCGCTTTCGGTCTGGCCCTTCATGTCATGCGCCCAGAGGACGACGGGATTCCTCATATAGTTAGTTACTTCCAACCCGTCAAGCGAGAGGTCCGGGCCTTGTCTGGCTCGCTCGTTGACGAAGATGGTGGCGCGGTAGCCGGAACCGTTAGGGGATTCTCGCCGCTCGATTACCACTTCCCTGGATTTGATGTGCTGTTCCTCCACGGCTCAACTCCTATAACGACAATCGCCCACATTTCCGACATCGAGATGTCGAGAAGTGGGCGACTGCAAGGCGCACTAGATATTGGTTGATTTTTAAGAGTCTATTCGTTGTTCTTTCGGCTTGTCAAGTTGAACGACTGCGATGTGCTGGCGACCATGCACCCTTGAACGTATCTCTAACGTATCCTCGCCCACCTTCTGGGCCATAACTTGAGGATGGTCGGGGCAACAGGAGCAATAGACCGTATGCGTCGGCACATCGCGTTCTGTCATCTCTAGCCCCTCTTGACGCTCTTCGGTTCTATCCAGGTCGAGGGGGCTTCGGGATGGAACGTCAACCTGACCATCGTGTCGCTGAGTTGCCCAACGAAGT